CGGCTTGGGCGTAGTCGCAGGTCATGCTTTCGCAAGTCCAGCCAAATGACCGGGCCGCGTCAATGTGGCGGCGCGCTTCGGTGTGTAGGTCGGTCATGTTTCCAAAAACTCCATAACTCGGCGGCTGGCGTCTGTTGCGCCTAGTCCGACAATGACAGTATGCCCGATATTTTCCAGACTTCTAATCATGTCCTTTTGCTCTTGCGACAACCGCCCGCCCTTGACCCGCTTCATCTCTACCCATAGAGACCATTGCGGCACAAACAGATCAGGCACGCCAGCCTTGATGCCTTCGGCTTTCAACTCTTTCGCTACGGTCATGGCCCTATGCCCGCCATTCGGTATGGCAAAGATCAGCACGCCCGGAAACTTAGCTTCAAACCAATTCACAAATCCGACTTGCTCTTCATGCTCAGAAGGGTGGGAATTGGTCGATTTCTTCGCAGCCATTTTTCATTACCTCATCTGGCACAACATCACGCCATTTCTTGCAGTAGCGGTCATCATAAAGCCGCATACAAGATCGGCACCCACTAGAAGGGGATGTCGTCAATGTCGTATGCGTATCCGTCTTGTTTGGGTTGATCGAATGTGTCGCCAATGGACTTGCCCCCTGTATAGTCTAGCTGCACGATCTGATGAAACTTCCCGTCCGGTTTTACCTTTATGCGCCCCGGCCAATTCCAAAGCGTGCATTCGCCCAATACGTCTTTTGTGGTCATGGCCTTTGCTCCAAGGGCTTTCATGCGCGCATGGTATCGGCTTGCTGCATAGCCTCCATGATCGGGGCAAAGCCACTCGCTAACCCGCGTTAGACCGCAAACGTATGTCACCCGAATGCTATCGGGCTTGCCTTCCTTTTTCCAAAGCGCATAGTCAACTTGATCTACATCAAGCCATTCGGCCTGCACTTGGCTGGACAGCATCGCCCCGCCATAGGACTTGGGCGCGTGGTTTAATGTCGGATCGGGGAAAGCGTGGCCGCACTCTGGGCACGTTCTGACAGCCGTGTGACACAAGGTCTGGCAGCTTGGGCACTCCTTCACAGGCGCAACGCCTTCGCCCCCCGCCCCTTTAATTGTGGGCTTTACGGCGTCAATAAATCCATGCCGCTCGACATTCTGCCCATAATCCAAAACAAGGCAGTTTTCCTTGCCGTCCGCAAGGCGCGTGCCGCGCCCTACCATCTGCACATATAGCCCTGTTGACATTGTGGCGCGCACTAGTGCGACCAGATCAACCGTAGGCGCGTCAAAGCCCGTGGTCAGGACGTTTACGTTAATCAGACAGCGCATCCGCCCCGCTTTAAAGTCTGCAATCTTGCGTTCCCTCTCGCGTTGCCCGTCCTGCCCCGTGATCACTTCGGCGTGAATGTCGTGTTCAGCAAATCCGGCGCGCAGCAATTCAGCGTGCCCGATACCGCTGGCAAAGATCAGCCATGACTTGCGGTCAGACCCTAGCCTCGTGATTTCTTCGACCGTGGCGCGCACAAGTTCTGGGTCGCTCGCAGCAACCGCCAAATCACTTTCAACAAACTCGCCCCCGCGCTTTGCCACGCCAGACAAGTCAATCTGTTTCAGCGCGCCCTTGGAAATGACAGGCGACAAAAAGCCTTGATCCATCAACATCGCAACAGGAATGTCGTAAGCTATCCCGTCAAAAATTGCCCCCTCGCCCTTGTGCAGATAGCCGCTATCCAAGCGGTAAGGGGTGGCAGTCAGCCCCACGATCTTGACCAGTGGATTGCACAGTTTCAGATCAGCAATAAATTTGCCGTAGCGCGTGGTCGTGTTTTTCGGCAACATGTGCGCTTCGTCGATCAAGACTAGATCGGGCGGCGGGATCATGTCGGGCGCTTTTTGCCAAACCGATTGAATACCCGCAAACGTGATTGGCTTGTCCAGTCGCTTCTGGCCTATGCTGGCGCTGTAAAAGCCAAACTCAGCTTGCGGATACATCGCCACTAAGCCCCGCGCGCCTTGCTCCAGCAATTCCTTGACGTGGGTCAGGATCATGACCCGCGTTCCGGGGAATGACATTGCATCGCGCACGATCTGAGCAATGATTGCGGTTTTGCCCGCGCCGGTCGGGGCAACGATCAACGGGTTTTCCCCACGCCCTGTTGACCAGTAATCGTAAAGGCCATCAATCGCGGCTTGTTGATATGGACGAAGGATAAAGGTCATTTGCATCGCCCCTCATACATATCCCGACTATTGCCATAGTTTCGAAACACCTCGCCCGTGTCCTTGTCGAAGTATTCCACCCAATCTTCGCCTGTGTCGCGCAACTCCAAATCAGGCGGCATGATTTGCGGAATAAACAAGTGATCGGCGCAAGCCTCGCCCGTGGTATCGCGTCCATGCTTTGCGCAAGACCATGTGCCGTTTGGCTCTGGCGTGACATGCGCGCATGTCCTGCAATTAACCTCTGGAATTTTGCACCCGTGGCACACGGCATAGTAAGGGCAAAACTTGCAGCCAAAGAATGATGGATCATTGCTAATGCGGCTTGGTGGCGTTGCGGAAAAGATCACTTCGCCAGCCTTGGCGATCAGGCTAATCGCTTCGGCCACGTCCAACTTGACGCGCTCACCATAGATAGCATCTGTGTCTTTGTTTTTCATCAAAAACAAACAATCTGGAATGTTACTCAAATACATTCCGACCTGACATTGCGCCCAGTAAATTGGCTTTGATGCTTTTAGCCCTTTTTTCTTCATATCTTGAAATGATTTTGCGTTGGCCGTTTTCATTTCAAGCGTATGTGTTTTCTTGGGCGCGTCTGGCAGGTTTTCAACAACGCCATCTAGTGACAAAGCAAAGTGTCCACCGTGCTCAGTAAAGCTAATTTGCTTTCCCGTGTCTGGGTCACGATCCCATACTGTGCAGCCTATGCCGCGTAGTTCCCTCACAAAGCGATCTTCTTCCAAGTCACCAGTTTCAAACAGGCGGATCATCCTGCCGTCAAAGTCAGGCGACCAAGCCCATCGAAACTGATACCACAAAGCCCGTTTGCAATCGTTTCCGATTTGACTTCCGCCAAGGTGGGGACGATGTGACTTTCCCGCGCGCCTCTTTTTGTGCCATTCGTATATCTCGGAAACACACTTCAACGTAACGTGCTGTTCAAGGTTCATTCTATTCTCCATTCATCCAGCACTAAGCCCTCGCAAGGGCTTAGGTCTTGATGCACGTTACTTCCGCTTCCAAGGCGGTGTTGCCGCCGCGCCGCCAGATGCAGGCGCGCTCGCCTTGTCCAAAGCTGAATATTCCTTGATGTCGTTTGAAGGTCCATACTGACCATCACCGGGCTTGACCGCAACCTTGACCATCAAGGGCTTGTCATGCAGGTCCGACGAATTGCGCGGCGTCATGACCCCGACAGAACGGCAAATGCCCGACAGCGTGCGCTGTGCGATTTCAACCGCCGTTTGGTTCGGGTTGTTCAGGTTAAGGCGCTCAAACACCTTGCGCCCTTGGTGGTCGCCTTCGATCACTTCCAGCGTCATTTGCAGATAGCTGCCCGTTTGCGCCTTTGTGGGCTTTTCTTCGCTTTCGGTGATCACGCACTTATACCAGCCAGCAGGCAACGGCTCCATGCTCTGTTGCGGTTCGACTTCGGCGGCGTTAAATCCGTTCAGGTCCATTTCAGTTGCCTTTCAGGTAGGGGGCAAAGGGGTTGCCCGTTTCAAAGTTAAAGGGGATCGGTTCGGTAATGCCGAAACGGTTTTTCGACACATTGGACGCAACAGGAAAGCAAATGATTTCCCGCTCGCCATCGCTGATAGCGCGCTTCTTGCCTTCGGTTGTCCCGCGCACGTTTGTTTTCAGCCGGATGAATGCCACCAGATCAACGTTGTTGGTGTAGTGGTGCGAGCAATCATACTGCCTGTTCTTGTGTAGCGTAACCGTATAGCGCGAATACTTGTCAATATCCGGCAATTCCAGCTCTTCGGTTGTGGCGTGGGCAAGAAATACAACGTTCATGCCCTTTGCTGATGCAAGGTATCCAGCGGCCTCGCGCAAGTCCTGGTGCATACCGTCAAGAATGCCGAATGCCTTGCCATAACCGCCATGCGCAGCCGCCATGTTCTTGCATTTGACGTTCGGTTCATCATCAAGAATTTTGCGCACGCATAGCTTTTCAAACTGCGTCACGCTGTCAATAACAACTGTCTTGAACGCGTGATCCTGTGTCGCCAGCGCCTCAATCTGCTCAAACACGTCTTGCGGTGATTGTGCCACATCAAACAAGGCTACGTTGTCAGCACCAGCAAGACTAGCTGTTCCGTCCTCTGTCCTGATAAAGACAGGATCGGGAAACATCGCCGCAAGCGTGGTCTTACCCATGCCGCCTTCCCCGAAAAGCGTGGCAATGATCGGGCGATCATTGCTTGGCTTTGATAGGGCAGAAAGGTTAATTGCCATTGTCATCTCCAATTCCAATGCGCTTTAGTTCAGCATCATAAACAGCGCGATAAACAGCGGTGCTTATTGTGTCCATTATTTGCAAGCGAAACGAACTGTCATGTTCAAACAAATCACTTGCAAGCCATCTTAGCCTGTAAGCGCACTCGTCTTTGAACGCTTCGACGCAAGCCTTGTCACGGTCAGTCATCGCCATCCTTCATTTCCTCCACCTTGACGCCGACTTTTCCCGGCTTGGTTTCAAATGCTAACGCGATCTTGCGCCAGATTGCAGGCTCGTTTGCCGCAAGCCATTTGACGCCAGTGGCGTCCGCTTCCAGCTTGACCTTGACGGGCCGCAAGGCTTCGGGGCATCCGTCCTTGACCAGTGCCCACGCGCGTTCATCCAGCTTGCGCGTGACAGGCTGTGTCAGCGTCACCTTGTAGCCTTCAATGTTGTGGGTAATTGCGCCCTCAGACTTCACTTCAAGGGCTTCTGCCAGTTGCGCTTCGATAGAGTATCTCAGCTTCTGGGCTTTTGTTTCGGCGGTCTTGGCTTCTAGCCATTCGCGCGCCAAAGCACTTACGTTGCTCATCGCAAATAGTCCTTTCTCTCTCTTCAACAATTCAACATATTGCATAGCGTGCAAAACAATGCAATAGGTAAATAGGAAAAAAGAAAGGTAACGCCATGAAAATTGACATCGATCAACTTGTAGACCAGCTATCAAGGGCAAGCATCCCCGACGTGGCACGCGCCACTGGGCTGCCATACAACACCATTAAAAACGCTCTTGAGCGGCGCAATCCAACATTGAAAACATTGGAAAAGTTGCACGCATATTTTGACGGAAAATAATTATGAACGCACACGATCACGCGCTACGCTATGCCGCCTTGGGGTGGGCGCTTGTGCCTATTCCAGCCGGATCAAAAGCCCCCAAGGGCTTTGGCTGGCAGAACAATCCGGCAAGCCCTGACTACTGGCAGGCCAACCCCTCGCACAACATGGGGCTGTTGCACGAGCGATCCCTCACGGTCGCGCTAGACATTGATCATGTCGAAAACACGCGGCTTGTGTTTGAGGAATTGGGCATTGATTACGATGCAATCATGTCCAGCGCTCCGCGCATTGTTGGGCGCATGGATCGGGGCAAGGTTCTGTTTGCCGCCCCTGATGGCCTCAATCTTTCCACCCGCAAGATAAGCTGGCCTAGCCGCGATAACCCCATGAAAACAGAAGTGGTGTTTGAGTTGCGCGCGGGTGCGGTGCAGGACGTTCTGCCCCCGTCAATTCATCCTGACACGGGCAAGCCCTACACTTGGGATGGACCGTCATTAGACCAAGGCTTGCCGCCTATCCCTGAGCCGCTTTTGATCTTGTGGCGCGAATGGGACAGGTTTCGCCCGCAAATTCAAGACATGTGCCCTTGGAAGCCAAAGCGCGAATTTCAGCCGCCCCGCAAGGTCAGGCCGCAAAATGACCGCACCAGCGTAATTGATGCGTTCAATGACGCGCACGACATGCACGAATTGCTTGTCAGGTTCGGGCATAAACCAACAAGGCGCGGGCGCTACCTAAGCCCCAACAGTTCAAGCGGGCTTGCGGGTGTGGTCTTGTTTGATGATGGCCGCGCATACAGTCACCACGCCAGCGACCCTTGGGACAGCGCGCACGCGTTTGATGCGTTTGACTTGTGGTGCCATTATGAACACGGCGGAGATGTGTCAAAGGCGGTCAAGGACGCGGCGGGTTTTTTGAATGTCAGCACCGACCCCGCGCACGAATACGACGAAGCGGCGATCAGGCACGGGGCAGAAGTCGCAGCCGCAATCATGGGCAAGCCCAAATCAGGAAAGCCGATTGACGATGTGCCCGCGCACCTTCTGACAGTGCCGGGGCTTTTGGGTGATGTGGTGGAATATTACAATGTCACAGCTCCAAAGCCGCAGCCGCAGTTTGCCGTTCAGTGCGCCCTTGCCTTCGCGTCTGTTGTCATGGGGCGGCGATGGGTCACAGATCAGCAAAACATGACGGGGCTGTATTTCGTGAACGTGGCGAAGTCGGCTAGCGGCAAAGAACACGTCAAGACTGCATTAGAACGGCTGCTAGAGGAATGTGGGCTTGGCGGTGCGATCGGTCCGAGCGGATACACCAGCGCTAGCGGGGTATTTAGCGCGCTAATAGATCAGCCGCGTCATATCACGATTATGGATGAATTGGGTCGCACGCTGCAATCATCGCAGGCAAGCGGAAACCATCACAAGATGGACGCGCAAACGATCCTGATGGAAGTCTTTGGGCGTCAGACCAGCACGCTACGCCCGCAAGGCTATAGCAAAATGGGCATGACCAAAGCGCAAGCGCAAGAGTTGGATAAGATCGTGCGCAGCCCGTCATTGACCCTGATGGCAATGACTACGCCAAGCACGCTTTATGAAAACCTGTCCAGCCGATACGTTAAGGACGGCTTTCTTGGGCGGTTTGTGATTGTCGAAAGTCACATTGGGCGACAGCCTGCCGGGATCATGCGGGCGGCATCTGTGCCGGATCTTATCAAGGAATGGGCAAATACACACGCACAGGCGCAAGACGGCAATCTTGGGCAGGATACCTATGACATGCCGCCCGCGCCCGTGTGCGTGCCGTTTTCGCGCGCCTGCCATGAAATCCTGCGCGCATGTGATCAGGATATGATCGGACTTATGGATGAATACGAGCCATATGGAATGGAAGCCATGTTTGGGCGCACAAAGGAAATCGCGCAGCGCTTATCATTGATTGTGTCGCGGTCAAAGGGCGAAACAGAAATCAGCACTGACAGCCTGCAATGGGCGATTGATTACGCCACGTTCTACGCCCTGCGCACAGTCAAAGAACTGCGCAAGGCAATGGCAGACGGCCCATTTGAGGCGGCGTGCAAGGCGGTATACGCCAAGATCGAAAGCGCGGGACTGAGAGGCGTCACAGAGCGCGATCTATCAAAGTCAGTGCGAGCCTTTGCCAATCTTGAGCCGCGCAGGCGGAAAGAGGTCTTTGAAGCCCTTGCAGCAGATAGGGGCATAGAGTGCCGAAATCTGACCGAGGGGCAGAGGGGCAGGCCGCGCTTTGCTTGGTTTGCGCCGGGGTGATCTCGCTGCAAGCTGTCCCCATAAATATAAATCAATCGGGCTTTTTGCCCGCTTTTTCAATGGCTTGGATTTATGGGGACAAAAATAATACCTTTTCCTTAGAACCCCCCAAAAGCCATTAAAGTCACACCCCCCTATAGAAGGGGAGAGGGAGGGAGAGAGAGAGTGTAAATAAATACAAAAATACCTCTCTTTATATTATATACACTCTTTTCAAGGGGTTAGAGGCCTGATTTATGGGGACAAGTCTTGTCGGCGTTTTGATTAAATTAAATATCCTTGCAAAGCGCAGGCCCCTGTGCAATGTTCTGCAAACGCGGGATAGGCTGATCCCCGAAAAGCAGGCCCTCCCCCTGCCTTCCCGCGCCTTACATGGGAGACGCCAAGGAGGGCGAAAAGATGATTAACCCCGCCAAGCTAGCACCCGGTGCGGAGGGCGCAGCATGACCCTCCGAACCCGCTGGACACCCGCCGAAGAAGCCCGCTGCCTCAAGCTGTGGCGCGA